AATTGAGGAGAAACTATGCCAACATATAAATTATTATCAAGCTCTAGTCCTAAGATAGACAAGAGCAATAAGATACAGGACAAATACTTTAGTAGGATTATGTATCTAGCACCTAGTGATTTAGCAGACGGCAAGAGAACTGTTTGCCCTTATGCTAAGATAGCTATGTGTGAAGAAGGTTGTTTAAATACAGCAGGTATGGGTGGAGTTTATCCTAGTATTCAAAAGGCTAGGATTAGAAAGACTTTATTATTCTTAAATGAATATGAAACCTTTATGTCTTACTTGGTTGAGGACATCAACAAGTTTATAAAAGAGTGTGCTAAGTTAGATAAACTTCCCTGTCTTAGATTGAATGGCACTTCGGATATTCAATGGGAACACCAAGAGTATAAAGGCAAGACAGTCTTTGAGATGTTTCCACAAATACAGTTTTATGATTACACCAAGATACCTACTAGAAAGGTTGAGGGCATACCAAACTATCATTTAACATGGAGTTATTCAGAAGCTAATGAGAAATACTCTAAGCTATTTGATAAAGTTCCGAACAACAAGGCAGTAGTATTCAGAAACTTCTTGCCTTCTATGTTCAAAGATATTAAAGTGATAGATGGCGATGAACATGACATGAGATTTTTAGACGAGCCGAATGTGGTTGTTGGTCTTAAAGCAAAGGGCAAAGCTAAGAAAGATTCTTCTGGTTTTGTAATTGATTTAATAGAAGCGAGGGCAGTATGATTGAAGATAAAGAAGTTGAATTTAAAACTGGTGCTTGGACTTCTGCTGAGAAGTGGTTAAGTAAACGAGGGTTTCATGGAGAAGCATCAATAGATTCTAAATGGGAACTACTTACTAAACAAAGAACTATGCACAAGTATTTTCCATACACAACTTTCATATGGAGAACAAAGAAGTATGGTAAAAATTTAGTAGTGGTCTGCACAGAAAGTAGACAGGTTTTAACTATATTAAAACTAGATGATTGGGAGGAAACAGATAATGAGTTGTCATATAGAGAGGGCAATTAAAAGAATATGAATGTGGTTGAACAACCTGCGGTATTTAATGCTGATATAATAGTAATTATTATAATTCTTATGGTGTGGTTGGTGTATAGAGATAATTTTCTACTGCTCTGTGCATTTATATATCTTTTTGCTACAGTAGTGTGGCATTTTGATTTTACTTTTGTAGAAAATTTAGAGAGGATAATATGGAGAACACAATGAAAGCAATACTAATAAATGTAAAAACCCAAAAGATAAAAGAGGTAGAACATGATGATACCTTAACAAATATTTACAATCATATAGATTGTAGCAGGTTTGATGTTGTTAGGATAGATAATATAAATGGTATTTATGTTGATGATGAAGGTTTTTGTAAAGATAATTTACATTTTGATTATAGAGGAGAGTATGGTAATATGATGTTAGCAGGTAGTGGATTAATACTTGGTGTTGATAGTGAAGGGAATAGTATATCTCCTACACTAACTGTTGAAGATGTTAAAGATAGAGTTACTTGGCTTTCTACTTTAGATGAATAAAGAAATACAATGTAAAGAATGTAAGGATACTTATTATAAAGACCTTTTTAATGAGTGTCCTTATTGTGAATATGGAATTAATAAAAAAGAATTAACAAAACTACCTAGAAAAAAATGGTTAGAATTATAAAAGACTTGACAGGCATGGTATAATGGTAGGCAACAAGGAGGAAAACATGATCGGATATATGGCTACTTGTATTGACCAAGAGGGAGAGCAAGTAAAGATAAAAACATTTGCTTCTTCTCCAATAGAAGCAGTAGATAATTTTGTGGGTTTTGATGATTTAAAAAAGATTATTCATCTTACTAACTCAGATGGCGACAGTTGGAAGATTAAAACTAATCTTAATAAACTCAGAAAGTTAAGAAGAGAACTTAATGAAACACTTTTAGATACACAGATCAATGAAATCAAATCATAGACCTGTATTTGAATATGAATACCAAGATGATCTCATCAAATGGACTTGGAGTGTTCGCCCTATAGAAAAGATGTATTGGAAAACATGGAAACCAAAGGTGGAAAATGTTAAGATACTATCTAAACTGACGAACACTTCATTAACTAATAAAATTAAACAAGAAATTTATGAAGGAGTTATCAGTAACGAACACATAAAACAAGAGAAATTAACAGGAATGTATAAGGTAAGAGGATATGGTAAGAAAAGCTAGAGGATTAAGGGAGATAGTAAGAGATGAAAGTAGACATAGGTATAAACATACCTCAATCGGAAACTCACGGAACACTAGAGTTAAAAACAAACACAAAAAAAGAAATCAAAAAGTGCGAGGAAATGGAAGACCTGCATACAGAGGGCAAGGAAGATAAAAAGAAACTATTTAAATGGGAGTGGAAACTATGATTAAAGAACAAGCAAGAAGAATAACTAAGAGGGCTAAGTATTTAGGCTATCCTGTTAGTGATATAACAGTAGAGCTTTCTAGTCTTGCAGATGAACATGGATTAGAAAATGAAATGGAATCTGCTTTATATGAAGTTAGGGTAGCACAAAATAAATTAGAGAGTGCTATCTTTAGATGTGAAGATGTGTTTTATGAACTAGAAATAGAGGAGAGTTAGTATGATTGATGTATCACAAGCAACATTAGATGTTATAGAAGCTGTTAAGAATAATAAGACTATAAAATTTAATTATAAAAAAGAGTATAATGACTATGCTAGACAGCACGAAAGTTATACTGTAACACCTTCTGGATTTTTCGGAGACTTCGTAGGCTTTGAAGGAGTTGATGAAGGCACAGAAGACAGACAGTTCAAAAGATTTAGGTTTGAGAATGTTACTGAATGGTTAGGGGTTACTAATCCTGTAAAGGTTTTAATTGAATTAGAATTTAATGACTATCCAACAGACACAGAAGTTGAAGTAGCTTTACAAAAACAATTAACTTCAAGTGGTTTAATGTGGAGAGTAGAAGATGACTGAGTATGATGCCTTTGCTATTTATGAAGAACAAGTAGAGAAGGATAAAGTATCAGCTATTGAAGCTAACAATGGCTTGATAACCTATTATTTTAAAGATGGAACTAAAGAAGTTTGGAAAAAAAATAAGCTAGGAAGGCTATATAAATTTAAGAAGAGAGGATAACACATGACAAATAATTTTGAAGATGCAGTAGCTATGGAAGAGATTAGAAAGTTCGCTTTAACTAAGGAACAGTATCAATCTTGGGAACAATTTATTACAGATAACTATAAAACTATTTATAGTAATAAAGATATGCATGAAGCATATCATACTCCTAATAGTCCTTATTATATAGTATCTGTATTTAAAAACGAACAATCTGGAATGCAAGATTTTCTGGAGACATTAATAGTTACATGATAAACGATCTATTGAATACACAAATGCCCTCTTGTCTCCAATATGTGTATTACAATTTAGCTAGAGCTGAGATATTTGGGAGTTATCGGATCAAAACTCCCTTCACCCTGTTGTGTTTGCTACTTGGATGTGGTATAATACGCAGACTTTGTTTAACCTTAATATATAAAGGAGGAAACTATGGCAGTAGAAGAAGGAACTGCTTTCTGGGCAAGTATAAGAACGCCCAATACTAAGTTTGAACCTGTATATTCTGTCAACTTAGTTGTTGACCAAGAAACTGCAGATAAATATTCTGCAGATGGATATACAATTAAAACTATGGATGAAGGTCCAGCGTTAGTAATAAAACGCAAAGTTAATGGTGCTAATGGTGGACAACGACCTGCTCCAAGACTACTCGATTCTGAGAATAACGATGTAGATGTGGCAGTAGGTAACGGGTCTAAAGTTAGAGTTCAATTTAATCCTTGGGAAGCTACTAATAAATTTGGTACTTTCAAAGGTCTTGATTTACAGGCTGTAAAAATTCTAGACCTTGTTCCTTATAAGTCAGCAGACGGACAGGAACTTTTAGATGGGGAGGAATTCTAAATGGCTATCATTAATATAGATGAAATATCTCATGATTCATCTAAGATGTCAGAGCAAGCTAACTTTGCTATTAATCAAATGGCTTTTATTAATAGCATTCGTCAGATTCTAGATGCAGCTAGTAAATTCTATGCAGAAATTGTTAAAGCTGAAGCAAACGATGACACTTTAGTTGTGGATGATTCTAAATCTGAAACAAAAAAAGAAGATGATTCTAAATCTGAAACAATAGAAGAAGATAAAGAATAATCTATGTTGAGGGGTTACTCTGCTTCGGTGGAGTAACCTTTATTTTAGGAGAATATATTGAATAATCAAGAGAAAGGTAGTACTTGGATAAAATATAATTTACCTTGCCCCTCTTGTGGAGGGAGCGATCCAGTTGGCTTAAATGAAGATGGATCAGCTAAATGTTTTAGTTGTGGTAAGTTTTATCCTAATTATAACGAAAGTTGTGGAGATAATGTTGTGGATTTTAAACCAAAAGAAATTAAACAAACTTTTTTAACATCATATACAGGAGTGTTTGGTCCTCTTACTGATAGAGGTATTAGTGAGAAGACAGCTACTGAATATGGAGTTAGGATAGTTTATACTAACCATGAAATTGCACAACATATATATCCTTATTTTAATGGCGATGAAATATCGGCAACAAAAACTAGAGTTTGTCCTAAATCAAATTGGAAATGGGAAGGAACTTTAGAAGGAACAGGTTTATTTGGACAGCAAGTATTTAGAAATACAGGTGGTAAATATGTGACTGTAACTGAAGGAGAATGTGATGCTATGGCTGCTTATGAAATGATGGGTAGTAAGTGGGCAGTGGTATCTATTAAACGAGGAGCTAATGGTGCAGTTAAGGATATACGAGAGAATTTAGAATGGTTAGAGAAATTTGAAAATGTTGTCATTTGTTTTGATAATGACAAGCAAGGTAAGGATGCATCTAAAAAGGTAGCCAAGCTATTAAAACCGGGCAAAGCTAAGATAGTTAATTTGCCTAATGGTTACAAAGATGCTAATGATATGCTTCGTCAGAATAAAGGACAAGAATTTACTAGAGCTTGGTGGGATGCTAAGACATATACACCATCAGGTATAATGGAACTATCTAAACAGAAGAATGATTGGATTAACAGGGAAGTTAAAGATAGTATTCCTTATCCTTGGGAAGGTCTTAATAATAAACTCTATGGATTAAGAGCTGGTGAACTTGTAACTCTTACAGGTGGAACTGGATTAGGTAAGTCTAGTTTATGTCGTGAAATTATACATCATTTAATTACTAATACAAAAGATAATGTGGGTATCGTAGCTTTGGAAGAAAACTGGTTACGAACTGCTGATGGTATAATTTCTATTGAAGCTAATGATAGGATTTATCTTTCAGAACGTAGAGTTCATTATAGTGAAGAAGAATTGAAAGCTTTATTTGATAAAGTTATAGAACCTAATAGAGTATTTATACATGCTCACTTAGGAGTTACTGATATAGATGATATCTTTGCTAAATTAAGATATATTATTATAGGCTGTGAATGTAAATGGATTGTACTTGATCACTTACATATGTTAGTTAATGTTTTATCTGAATCGGATGAACGAAGAGGTATAGATAATTTAATGAATAGACTACGCTCTTTAGTAGAAGAAACTGGAGTAGGTCTAATTTTAGTATCCCATTTAAGAAGAGTTAGTAATGATAAAGGTCATGAAAATGGAGTGATCGTTAGTCTTTCTCACTTAAAGGGTAGTCAAAGTATAGCTCAATTAAGTGACTGTGTTGTAAGTGTTGAAAGAAACCAACAAGCTCCAAGTATTAAAGATGCTAACACTAGTATAGTAAGAGTTCTTAAATCTAGATACACAGGAGAAACAGGTCTTGCTTGTAAATTATTGTATGATAATAAGACAGGTAGGTTAAGTGAAATAGATTCAGTAACAGATACTGAATTGTTACTTGAAGAGGATACACCTTTTTAGGAGGAAATATGAATGACTAAAAAAGAAATTGTTTTTGACATAGAAGCTAACGGATTAAATCCAGATAAAATCTGGTGTATCGTGGCTAAACCTATTAATGAACCAGCTATTGAATTTGGTCCTAATAAATTAAAAGAAGGATTAGAATATTTAGATAGTGCTGATACTTTAATAGGTCATAATATATTAGGATTTGATATTCCTGTTATAGAAAAATTATATAATATTAATTTATTAAAAAATAAAAATATTAAAGATACTTTAGTTATGTCTAGATTGTTCCAACCTGTAAGAGAGAATGGTCATAGTTTAAAAACTTGGGGTTATAGAATAGGATATCCTAAAGCAGAACAACCTGAAGATTGGGATAACTATACTTCTGAAATGTTAAAGTATTGTAAGCACGATGTAATATTAAATTCTAAAGTTTATAAATATCTTCTTGAAGAGGGTAAAGGTTTTTCAGAAGAAAGTTTAGAACTTGAATCCAAAATTGCTAGTATATTAAAAGAACAAGAACAAAATGGTTTTAAGTTTAACGAAGCTAAAGCTTCTATACTGGTATCAAAATTAAAAGATAGGATGCGGATCATAGAAAAAGAAGTTAAAGAAGTTTTTCAACCTAGACTAGTTCCTATAAAAAGAGTAATTCCTAAACTTAAAAAGGATGGTACTCTATCTAAATCAGGATTGACTGCAGAAGAATACGAAAAGATAAACAAGAATTTTAATGTAGATCATAAAGAGTTTACTAACTTTTCTTTTATGAGAAAAGAATTGCGAGAATTTAATCTTGGAAGTAGAAAACAAATAGGAGAATATCTTATAGAGTTTGGTTGGAAACCCGAAAAGTTTACACCAACAGGGCAACCTATTGTTGACGAGAGTACTTTATCAAACATAAAAAATATACCAGAAGCTCAACTAATTGCAGAGTATCTTTTATTACAAAAAAGATTTGCTCAAATTGAATCTTGGATCGAAGCATTAGAAAAAGATGGTAGAGTTCATGGTTTTGTAATACCCAATGGAACTATAACAGGAAGAATGACACATCGTTCTCCTAACATGGCTCAAGTTCCTAGTGCAACTAGTGAATATGGAAAGGAATGTAGGGAATGTTGGATAGTTGAAGAAGAAAATAAATTAATAGGAATAGATGCTAGTAGTTTAGAATTAAGAATGCTGGCACATTATATGAATGATGATAATTATACAAGAGAGGTAATTAATGGAGATATCCACACAACTAATCAAAAACTTGCAGGACTTAAATCAAGAGATCAAAGTAAAACTTTCATATATGCCTTATGCTACGGAGCAGGAGATCAAAAACTATCTACAATTCTTGGAGGAAACAAAACAGATGCTAAAAGAATTAGAGAACATTTCCTTGATAATCTCCCATCATTTAAAAGACTTAAAAATAGAGTTGGACAAGCAGCTCAAAGAGGTTGGTTAAAAGGATTAGATGGTAGAAAATTATATGTAAGACATGAACATGCTGCTCTTAATACCTTATTACAAGGTGGAGGTGCTATTGTAATGAAGAGAGCTTTAGCTATGTTAGATTCAGTATTAAAATTAAATACTATACCAATTAAATATGTAGCTAATATTCATGATGAATGGCAAATCGAAGTTCCTGAAAATAGAGCTTCCTTTGTTGGAGAGTTAGCTATTGGGTGTATAAGAAAAGCAGGGGAGTATTATAATATGAGATGTCCTCTTAGTGGAGAATATAAAATAGGAGAAAACTGGAGTGAAACACATTAAAGAATTAGATAAATTTAAAACAAATACTAATGTAAAATTTGAAGATGGAGAGTGGTGGTATAAACCACCTTGCGGTATTAGAAGGAGAGTTACTACTACTATTAAAAAGAATGATAATAGAATGTATGTTAATGGGAAATATATACCTAGAGATCATCCTCTTTGGAAAGCAGGTAGATTCAGAAACTTTGAAGATGTTGCTTTCTCTTCATTAGAAGGATATACTAAAACCTTAGAAGGATATGTTTACATTGTAAAAAATCCTGCGTGGAAGCAATGGATTAAAGTAGGCATGGCTATTGATGCAGAAGATAGATGTAATCAATATCAAACCAGTAGTCCATTCAGAGATTTTAATTTAATACACAGCAGATTTTTTAAAAATAGAAAAGAAGCTGAACAAGAAGTACATAGCAAACTTAAAGAGATAGCTTCGGAATTTAATGGGGAATGGTTTAAGTTACCTTGTACTAAAGCTAAAAAAATTATTGAGGAATTATGAAAAAAATAGAAACTGTAGTAGAGGATGTATATAAAGCTATACAACCTATATGTAAAGGAGAAGGTATTAGTTTAA